AAAGCCGCAGTTTGAAGGCAAACTAGAAAGCTACTACGATATGTGGATTGAACGCTGTGAGTATATGAAAACACAAAAGCTACCGAAAGATTGGAATGGAGTATTTGTCGCAACAACAAAGTGATAATGAGAAGCCGATAATAATTCGTTATACCGGTAAGCGATTAAAGCCCACCCAACGTCCTTATAATCCAATAGTAATACTTAACGGAAAGCCCAATCCAGACTATAAGCAAAAACTGCTACGTCATTAAATCTTTTTGTTTAAGGTATTCTTCAATCTTATCACACACACCTTCATGATCATACATAGCTTCAGCGGTATACTGTTTACCGCAAGCTAGACATTCGTATATATCATCTGCTTTGATTATACGTGATTCGCCAGCAGGCTGAAAGCTATCCGTGTTCATACCTTGCTACTGATTTTGGAACATCTAGGCAGTTAGGACATTTACAAATAAAACATACATCGTTGGCACACGTAGGACAATCTTTATTCCTATGGCATTCGTGACCGCATTCGCATTTACTTTGCATATATTATCCTGTGCCTCCGCCGCTATTAAACGGATCATTAGTAGTATCAGTATATTTGTCTATTACTTTTTCTAATGCCTTTTTTTGCTCTGGTGATAATTTACTAGTAATAACAACTTTGTTTTCTAATACCATTGCTAACTTCATATTCATACGGATCATATCGTTGTCTAACATGCGAACACGATCAACTAGTTTGATTAGCGTACCCATTGTTGAGCCAATAACAGGATCAATAACAGTTGTTACCCATTGCCATATAAAAAATATAAAATATCCCATACCCATTGCGGCAATAATTGGGAACCCGTAATCACTAATTGCTTGTCCGATATCCATAAGTTAAGCTAGTTCCTTTTTCTTTGCTTCGTGTTTAATTATCATTGCTGATAGTTCATCTGACTTAATTAGCCAGCCACCTTCATTAACAATAAACACATCGCCCGTCTTGTACAAGCCCTTGTCCATTACTTCAGTTGGTGTGTCACCTTCGACTTTGAAGCCTTTACCTGGTAAGCTATTAATTGTATAATCTACCCACATCATTTTAGTCTCTCCTTTAATCGCGTCTTGCGTCTTCTTTGCCTTCATTGGCCGCCATTCGATCGACATTGGGTTTTACTCCTAACGCAAAGGATAGTAATGCATCGATCTTGACTAAATCGTTATTCATTGTTTGAACACGATTATCTAGTTGTCCTATTATATTCTTTAGCGTAGTTACACTATCTGTAACTCCAGCTAGAATAAACTTTAGTGTTAGGAAAACGAAGCCACCGGATGCCAGTGCACCGGCTATTGGAAACCCTACTTCGCTTACCAATGTTAGAAAGTCCATACTCTTATGCCCTCATGTGTTATTATAACAATATTTAGTCCAAATAGTAGTAGTTATTATCCTTCCGTAACTAAATATTTCTGTATACACATAATAGGAGACACATACAATGATTGAAGGTTTCAAAATACCTAAAGTAACTTTTAAAACAAGAATCCGAGATGAATCAATCGGCGGCGATAACCCATTCCGTTGGGAAGATAAAACAACAGATGATTATTTTGCAGGGAAGCGTGTAGTATTGTTTAGTTTACCAGGTGCATTTACACCTACGTGTAGTACGTATCAATTGCCGGGCTTTGAAGAGAATTACGACAACATCCGCAATATGGATATTGACGAAGTATATTGTATGAGTGTTAACGATGCATTTGTAATGAACGCATGGGCAAGGCAACAAGAGCTAGAAAACGTAAAAGTTATTCCAGATGGTTCTGGTAACTTTACTCGCTTTATGGGTATGCTAATTGGCAAGAACCACTTAGGCTTTGGAAATCGTAGCTGGCGCTATATGGCTATTATCAATGATGGTGTTGTAGAGCAATGGTGGCAAGAAGAAGGTATTAATAACGATGGTGAAGATACTGATCCTTATGAGCAAACAACACCTGAAAAATGTCTCGGCTACTTAGGTCAGAACCAATAAGGTATTACGTAGGCTCTGCTGATATGAAGTGGACCCACGAAGGTCGGTTAGAAAATATATGGATACGTCGTGAACTCGGCGATCTGTTATATGAAGAAATTAATGAGCTTGGCGAAATTGAAATATTACGCAGTAACAGTCAATCGTTGCCCGGTGACACATATAAACGGTGTGATATATATGTAACTATAGATGACACTCCTCGTGCAACATTGTTTGCACTAAAGTATTCACAAGTGAGGTTAACACAAAAGTATGATAAAAGAACTAACTCAAATTGAAGTAGATAGTGTTATTAAAGACGATCCAGTTAGACCCCATATACCTAGCCAATTTAGGACGTTAGGCAATAATACAGTGTATGCATTATACGAAGACAAGTATGCAGAATTTGACGAACCGTCAGATGATATTAGAGCTGTTATTTGTGTAGCGTATACTAACAAGATTCCTACTAACGAACAAGAGTTGCAATCATTCCCCTCGGGCGACATAGCAGTATTTTATACTGTATGGAGTTACAGTGCGGGTGCAGGCAGAGAGATTGTAAATGCTGTTGCGTTAACACTAAAGGATACTGAAAAAGCCAACAAATTTGTTACTTTAAGCCCGTTAACTAAGATGGCTCATCGATTTCATATAAGTAATGGCGCAGAACTTTTGGCAAAACATGATACATGCCAAAACTTTGAGTACGTAGCCAAGTAACCAAAAAACTTGACTTGTATAGTATTTTATGTTATAATAGTATTATGAACAGTATAGAAATTACAGGCGGCAAAGCCAGTCAACACAAATACGTAAAGAGTATTACTGAGTTTTGTATTCAGACTCTAATGCCTCGTATGAAGTCACTAGATATTACCGTTGTACTACGCTCCACTAAAGGAGCAATGGGGTACTGTTTAGAGACTGATAATAACAGAACATTTGAAATTGAAGTTGATAGCAAACTTACACTACGTAAGCTATTAGAAACTGTTGCACACGAAATGGTGCATGTTAAGCAGTATGCCCGCAGAGAACTAGGCCCGTATCATAATAAATGGATGGGTAAAACAGTTAACCCAGAAAAAGTAAGCTATTGGGATCTTCCATGGGAAATTGAAGCACACGGTCGTGAACTTGGACTATTTGTACGCTGGGCAGAAAAAGAAGGTCTAGCAGATAAAAAGTGGACACAAGTATAACTAAAGACTTGACAAGCAGTGTAATTAATGCTATACTATGTATTAATAATTAGGCAAACACAAAGGCATGTAAGATGAGTTATTACACAGCATATAAAAAGAAAGACAAAGTTCCAGTGAAAACAGTTAGTACACAGGAAGCACTTGCTATGGCCTGTGCCGCACAGCGTATTAACGGTGCTTACCTAAAAGACACTCGTCGCTTTAGTTGTGAAGAAAACAAAACGCAGTTTGCTAACAAAGAGCTTGTAAAGTTTGCATTTGAAGAACGTCCAGGCATGTTACCTATGGACTTTATACGCCCTGTGCCTACTGAAGAAGACTATGCACAAGTTGCGGAAATCCAAAAGTGGATGAAGCGTTACATAATGCTTGGCCTTGGTGAATTAGACGACTTTAAGAAAGACATGATTAGTGCAGTATCAGCAGACGTTGTGCCTAATAACAACCTAGGGCGTGTTGCATTTATTCCTGAGTTTGTAAAACGTGACCAGCGCGAAACAGGACTTACAAAAGAAATTCGTGTAGAGTATCGCGACAGTGCATACTTAGGCAAAGAAAAAGATATGGTCGACGGTGTTGCTAAGATACTTGACAAGCGTTTTAGCTCACAGTGGGAGAGCTTCAACTACACAGCAGTCATGGACGGCAATCTAGTTAGCTTTATGAACAAGCATGATCATGAAGTAGGCGCTATGAAGCGTATCAAAGGTAAAGTAAAAGCACAAACAAAGAACAAATTGTTTAGTGCAAACGAAACAAGACTTAACTACGTAAAACTATATAAGGTATAATGACATGGCAATTAGATATGGAAGTACTGCAATACTAACTAACACTCGCAATGAAATGGAAGTAGAAGCCGAAGTCGATAACGTTAAAGTTAAAGAGTCGCTTGATGCATACGTTGCAACAAATAGAATTAAGATGATCTGGAATGGTAAAATCTTTGTAGGTAATGCACACGGCATGGAATTTACTACACCGGGTCCTACAGAACATCATTATTCGGAAGGACGCCGATAATGACAAACACAACATATAACGGAGAGATAAAAATATGCCACTAATCCCAATGGTAGTAGAAAAACAAGCAGGCGGTGAACGAGCATACGACATTTATAGTCGCTTGATGAAGGACCGTATTATTATGCTTAATGGTCCAGTAGAAGACAACATGGCTAACGTTATTGTAGCACAGATGTTGTTCCTAGAAGCAGAAAATCCAAGTAAGGATATCCAACTATACATTAACAGCCCAGGTGGCGCTGTGACAGCAGGCTTGGCTATTTACGATACTATGCAATATATCAAATGTGATGTACGTACTATTGTAATGGGACAAGCGTGTAGTATGGGATCGTTCCTAGCTATGTCAGGTACTAAAGGCAAGCGTACAGTGTTGCCAGAGTCACGTACAATGATTCACAGAGTAAGCTCAGGCACACGCGGCACAAGCGGCAGTGTACACGTACAAGAGCTACAGTTTGAAGATGCACAACGAGCGTTCGAAGAGTCTAAGAAGGTTAACAAGCGCCTTACAGAGCTTTATGTACGCCATAACACAGCAGGCAAGACATACGATGAACTGTTTGAAACTATGAAGTTTGATACATTCCTTACAGCACAAGAAGCAGTAGAGCATGGACTTGCAGACAAAGTAGTGGAGAACAAGTAATGGCCAAGAACGGCATGCCCAAAGAAGAGTGGCTGATTAACTTCTTTAACAAACACGAATTAACATACGGTGTTGAGCTCGGTGTTCAAAAAGGAATTAACTTCAAGGCACTCATCGAGGGCAAAGCCGATCTTACACTACACGGCGTTGATATTTGGTCTGAGAAGGAAGTACGATGGAACGGAATTGCTAGTGACAAGCTACAGTTCCAACCAGACAGTGTTAACAGTGAGTACTTAGATGCATTGAAAGAGTGGGCTAAAGACTATTCTGATCGTGTAGTATTTCACAGGCATTTTACTAGTCATGCACATACGTTCTACAAAGATAAAGAACTAGATTTTGTGTGGATTGACGCAGGACATGAATACGAAGATGTTGTAGAAGATATTAAATTATGGTATCCTAAAATTAAAGATGGCGGCTTTATACTCGGGCATGATGTTAATCAAACCCAAGTAAGAAGGGCAGTACGACAGCAATTTGGTGATACTTGGAGCCAAGCCAAACAACAAAAGATTTGGTGGAGAGCCGTTTAAGATGAGCAAGTGGCATGGCGGCAAAGGCAGTGATAGACGAAAAGGAGCAGACAATGACAAATACAGAAACGAATACGACCGAATCTTCGGTGAGCGACACAGTAGCGGCACTAAAGGGAATTCCAACACGGGACGAACTAATGGAAACACTACGCAAAGAAGTACTGGAAGTAACATTCAAAAAACTTGATGGTGACGAACGTAAGATGCCTTGTACACTTATTACAAGTTTTCTCCCTCCGGCCAAGAAAGACGACCCTATGACACAAAAGAAAGTTCGAGAAGTATCGGACAAGGTCTGTGCAGTATGGGCTATTGAAGCAAAAGGTTTTCGTAGCTTCCGTTACGACCGTGTAACTAAAATAGAAGTTGTTGACAAAGCTGACTACAAAGTAAGGTTCGGAACCTTTTGGGACAACGCACCTAAATTAGGCGCAAAGGTGTAATGGCACATTTACCTGTATACAAAGTAGAACACATCTTCCAAGATATTGAAGGCGACCCTGACAATGTCTTGATGACTATTCCTCCCGAGGTAATGGAAGCGGCAGGCATTCAACCCGGCGACACTATACAAATTACGTCTGAAGAACATGCAATTTGTATTAAGAAAGTAGAGTCATAAAATTTCAATCAATGGTTGACAACGCATAAATAATATGCTACTATAATACATAAGCTGATAAACAGTTTATACGCTCTTTGACAATTTAGATAGAACATTTTAAGGAAAGTTGGCCGAGTGGCTTAAGGCGGCGGATTACTAATCCGTTGAACGTTTATGGCGTTCCATGGGTTCGAATCCCATACTTTCTTCCATGCGGGTATCGTATAATGGTTATTACGGGAGGTTTCCAACCTTTTGATGTCAGTTCGATTCTGACTACCCGCTCCAATTAAAAGGTTGACACCTACAGTGTAGCGTGTTATACTTAATTAAGATACACACAAGTAACAATGAAAGGTTACAAATATGGGACGAGTATTTCCGGAACGAGCAATGAATGCTTCAGGAATTAATAGAACTGATCTAGTTGGAGTATGTGCGTTTTTAAAACGTACAGGTCAAGCGTCAAGCGGCGTTGATGCACTTCGTAGATTAGAAGAAGGTGAGTTTGATAAACACGATATCGAAGAACAAATGATTCGTGCATATCAACAAGAATCGTCCGATAACGTATCATAATAAAATTTGCCCTTATAGCTGAGTTGGTTTAGCAAAGCACTTGTAATGCTTAGACGGGAGTTCGAATCTCTCTGGGGGCACCAATAACAATATGCTGGTGCGGGTTCGCATTACGGTATAGACACTTAGGCGTCATGTCACTTCCGTAAGCAACGTTCGATTCGTTGGCCAGTACCATTAAATGTTCTATCTAAGTTGTCAAAGACTAAATACTAATAACGAAAAGGAATTACAATGCACAAGATAGTACAACAATCATTTTATTGGTGCCCACCGGAAGGTAGGGGTTTGTCTTGATGTGACTTTTTAACAAAAGTAATATTATATAAGCCCTTAGCATTAATAGTGTTAGGGGCTTTTTTTTTGAAGTTTATAGGGGTGTAGTGTTAATGGTAACACGTTGGATTCCAAATCCAAAATTAGCGGTTCGAATCCGTTCACCTTTGCCAAGTTAGGGACTGTAGCTTAGTGGTAGAGCAAGACGCTCATAACGTCCAGGTCGTTGGTTCGAACCCAACCAGTCCCACCAGTTAACTCGATGTAGCTCAGTCTGGTTAGAGCACTCCGTTTGGGGCGGAGGGGTCGTAGGTTCGAATCCTACCATCGAGACCAACATTGTCCAAAAAAGGTTGACATAGGTCCTAGTATGTTGTATAATAGTTACTTACTACATAACTAAGGCAAGGCGAATACTATGAATATATTTTTTAACTTTTTAGAACCTGAAGCAAAGCATCGTAGCGCATATTGGGCAAAGCAACCCACAGACGAGCCGAATACTATAAACGGATTTAACGGCACGTTTGCATTTAGCGAACATAGTCGAATTCCACAAGGTGTCGTTGAGTTCTTATTAGAACACTTTCATAAGCAATGTTTTAAAACTGCAAACAGCTGGAAGAAGAATCATATTGAAGCGGTCGAGCTTGATGATATAAACGAACTGATGAACGAGATATGGGATGGTCCAGGTAGCATGAACAAACTAGCAACTCTAACAAACGAGATGCGCATTGCACGTTTATGGGACAATGATGACGAAGAATAGGTTGACATTAGCACAAGGATGTGCTATTATAAGTATATGAAATTTACAACAGCAGGAGATTACATGCGCACCCAACCACAAGAAATTATTGAGCGTTTAGAAGCAGACAATAGCAAGCTGGCTAAACAAGCAATTCTATTAGAAGCAATGCAAGAAGGACTTGATGAGTTCTTTGAAGGTGTGCGTATGGCGCTTGATCCATTGGTAACTTTTGGTGTTAAGAAAGTTCCAGAAGCAGACAGTGAATGGGACGGACAAGGACTTACTTGGAGTAACTTTAAGGTACTGGCTAATCAACTTATCAACCGTGAGCTTACAGGCCATGCGGCACGTGATGCTATTGCACTTGCAATGAGTGTTGCTACTGCCGAACAGTGGAATGGCTTTTATCGACGTGTCTTAATCAAAGACTTGCGATGTGGCATGAGCGAAAAGACTGTTAACAAAGTTGCTAAAGAATTTCCACAATATACCATTCCTACATTTACATGTTCACTTGCACATGACTCAGCTAACCACGAAAAGAAAATGGTTGGTAAAAAGCAAATTGAAATTAAATTAGATGGTGTACGAGTTATTACTATTATCCAAGGTAACAAAGTTGAAATGTTTAGCCGTAATGGAAAACAGTTTCATAACTTTGGACACATTATTGAAGAATTAGAAACTGTAATTAAAGATCACCCTGTGCCATATCCACTTGTGTTAGATGGAGAGGTAATGAGTGCTAACTTCCAAGATCTTATGAAGCAACTTCAACGTAAGGATACTATTCAAAACAGTGATGCGGTATTGCATTTGTTTGATACTATTCCTTTAGGTTGTTTTAAGAATGGTAGTTGGGATAAGCCACAGAGCTTTAGAAGCCAAATTACCAAGCATTGGGTAGAAGACCATAAAGACGTCTTAGAGCACGTACAAGCGTTGGACTGGGAAGATGTTGACTTGGACACACCTGAAGGCGAACAACGCTTTGTAGAGCTTAATAAGGCGGCTGTAGACGGCGGCTATGAAGGCGTCATGATAAAAGACATTGATGCGCCATATCTTTGTAAGCGTACACACGCTTGGTTAAAAGCAAAGCCATTTATTGAAGTAACACTGGAGGTTGTAGATGTTGAAGAAGGAACAGGAAGAAATGAAGGTAAACTCGGCGCTGTTGTATGCGAAGGGATGGACGATGGAAGAATGGTTAGGGTTAATGTTGGTAGCGGGTTTAGTGATGCTAACCGTGATAACTTTTGGACTCTTCGTAGCGATGTTATTGGGCAACTAGTAGAAGTACGTGCTGATGCTGTTACACAGAATCAAGACGGAACATATAGCTTGCGTTTTCCACGATTTAAAACATTCCGAGGCTTTGAGCCAGGAGAGAAGATATAATGAATAAGTGCAGTGAATGTAGCAAAGCATATTTAAA